ATGATGAAGACCACAGGCTCCGTCCCCCCGACGGTGATCGCCGACACCGAGGAAGGCTTCGTTTTCTGCATGCCTTCTGCGCTGGCCGACGATGCTGCCAAGGATCGGTTCGCCGAGGCCGCGAAACTCTTCGCAGTCGCCTACCGGGCACAGGCCCTGGTGATGATCGTGGAGGCGTGGGTGCGGCTGCCCGACTCACGGGGACACCTCGACCCAACCATCCGGCCTTCGGAGGCGGCGGACAGGAAGGAAGTGGTCGCCCTCATGCTGGAGGACGGTTCGGTTTCCGCCACCCGGCTGATCCCTATCCTGCGTGACAGCAACGAGGCGTTCACGGACTTTGGGGCAGACACCCCGCTTCAAACCGGTGAGGCCGAGGGGCGCTTTTCCAAACTGATGCCCCGCCACAAGCCCAGCGCCGAAGATTGCGCCAAGGCGAAGCGCACCCTGGTAACCGGCCTCGCGAGTTTAGAAGATTCCACCGACACTTTAGAAATTCATGTCCTTGGTGCGGGTGCAGGTGCCTTGCAGGCCGCGTGCATTATCTGATCACAGATAGACGATGTTGTCCCTTGGCTGCCGTCTGATGCGGCTGGTGAGGGTGCCGAAGTCTGCCCTGGCGGGTGCGCCTAGGTCGATGGTGGTGCGGCCTGACATGATGTCGTGGGAGATGGAGCGGGCGAGGGTCTGCATGGTGGCAGCGGCGGCGACTGTTCCGGCGAGGTTGTATTTCGCGGCTAGGAGGTTGCTGGCGGTGACCTGATCCGCGATGAGGGTGATGGGCCCTTCCCATGGCACCCAGTTCTGGGCGGCTTGGAGTCCGGCGGCGAGTCCGGCGGGGGGGACGAGGAAATCGTAGGTGAACTCGGAGACGAACTCGCCCGCGACGGTGTAGGCCTGCCCGGTTGCCGGTGCCTTGGATGAGGCGACTGCGCCGCCCTTGAGCGTCGCCACCTTGGTTGCTCCGACGTAGGCCGAGATCACCGCACCGTAGCGGACGCCGTCCTTGATCCAGAAAACCGTGCGCCCCACGTAAGCCCCGTCCGTGGCGGATGCTCCGGATGCGAGCTTCACCGCGCTCGATGTCGTGCCGCTGGCAAAAGTCCCTGTGTGGGCGGCGGCGGGGACATTGGCGGTGTCGATCAGGTAGATGGGCAGATCGTCGCCCCTCACTTCCTTGATCAGAGCCGTGTAGATCGGCACGCCGTTGCCCACGCCGAAGCCTGCGGATGAGTTGGTATGCACATCCGGCATGAGCGCGTTCGCAATCGCTTGCCTGCGCTTCGAATTAAACGGCGGCGAGGAGGTGCTGCCGTTGCCGTCGTGGATAAAGAAATCGTTAACGAACCACCGAACGAGCCCGGCCTCCGCGAGCAGCCAATCCGGCGCGATAGTCTTGCCGTCGAGTCCAAGCATCACCGCCGTTTTACCGGCAGGGATCGTGGTTTCCACCGACTCGTAGGTGCCGCTACTGACGGCATCTTCGTAGAGCTCCCGCCCGTTTATCAGTTTCGCCCTGCTCGCCGTGAAGACGTAAGGATCGATGATCCGCCCGGCGTAAACGATGGCATCTGGCCAAGCCGCCGCGAGTTTCATGAGAGCTGGATCCGAGTTCTGGATCGCCAGAGCCGGGTTTGTCGTCGCGTAGTAAACCGGGATCCGCTCGATGCTTTCCACGGGGAGGAAGTCCACGATCTCCGGCCCACTGACTGTCACGATCTGGCGTTTTCCGGCGGCGGCGGTTCCTGACGCTTGGCTGGCCCAGGAGGGGAGTCCGGTGGTGGCGTTGCGGGTGATGTAATCGAGCCGCGAGTAGGTCACCTCCAGATCGAGGCGGGGGGTGATGTCTTGGTCGATGACCGCGTCCGTGCCGATGGTGTAGGTCGTTGCGGAAAAAGCCCCGCGCCTGCCGACGTTCAGGATCGGCGTGGCGTCTCCGGTGGTGTCCGAGTAGTCGAACCATGCGACGGCATCCGGCACCCATGCCATGAGCTCGGCCAAGGCTTGGGCGCAGTTCATTTCCGCGAGGCTCATGTTCGGGGTGTCATACATGGCGGCGACGGTGCCGAGGCGCATGGGTGTGCCGTTGGTGATGGCGCGGCTGATGAGGGTGGAGACCTTCGTGTTGTGCGCGCCGGTGGGGAAGACGTAGTTGACCCGCTCGGCAGTTACGCCGCCGCCGTCGATCTGGTCGGAGGTAAGGGGGGTTCTGGTGAGCCACCACCACGCACCTTCTGCGCGGACGGTGATCCTTTTCGATGAGACGCGAGGCTTCGTGACATGCCCGCGGAATTTCCGGACACCGTCCAGCCAGAGCTCCACGATCTGCCCGTAATCCGGGACGATGGTGCCCGCTCCAGTGGCATCGAGCGTGGCTGCGCTCCAGGTGAATGAGTCTTCCGAGAGAGATTGGAAAACGACCTGTGCCGAGTCGATGTTGAGCGTGTGTAGCTCGCGCAATGTGGCATCGAGCGTCCTGCCTGCTTCGCCTTTTATGAACCAGCTCATCGTCCGGAAAGTTGGTTGACCTGGGCACGCAGGCGGGCTTGTTCCTGTTTTAGGGAGTCGATGCCGCCCGCCATCGAGGAGATGATCGAGTTCCCCTCAGCCACGATCTGCTGGAAGGACTGCATGTCTGTCTGCACGCCGCTGAGGAGCTGGGAAAGGGCTTGCTGGAAAGCGGTGGTCTCACTGGCGGCGATTTTGCCGTCCGCGAGGATGGCATCCGCCCTGGCCTTGGCATCCTGTTGGAGAGCCGTTAGCTCTGATCCGGTGCCGGTGATGCTTTCCACCAGCGCACGGCCTTTGTCTGCGGCTTGTTTCTGGATGTCGATCCCGGCGGTGGAGAAGGCCTGATCCACGCCCACCATGATCTCTGCCGTCTTGTTGGTGGCGATCGTTTCGAGTGCGGCCGCATCGGCTTTGATTTGGTCGAAAGCGTCCTTGGCCTTGATGAGTGAGGTGAAGGCGGCCTGCGCAGACGGACTATCCGCTCCGGCCTTGGCGTTGGCGCGGGTGAGTTCTGCATCGGCCTGTTGCACCTTTACCCGCGCCTCCTCGATGCCGCGCTGGGCGATGGCGAGATCTTCATTGAGTGCGGCGATGTCTGCCTGCGCTTGGCGGGCGGTAGCCTGCGCCTGCACCACATTGGGGTCGGCACCGCCTTGGATCGCGGCGGTATCGGAGCTTTGCGCCTGCGCTTCCTGTAGATCCCTGGCGGATCTTTCCACGCGGATCTTGCGTTCCAGCGCGGCGGTGATGGCGTTCACGGCACCGAGTTCCGCTTCCAGCTTCCCGAGGCGGATGGTGTTGTCCACCTCGGCATAGAGCTTGGCCTGCTGCTTGGCTTTCTCGATGCCAGCGGCCAAGAGCACGGACTGCTCCGCGCTTCTTTGCAGGTCATCGAGACCGGCGAGATTCGCGAATCCGGTTGAGACGAAATCCTTGATCGCCTGGAGCGGGTTGGAAACATTCTGGAGCATGTCCACCCAGAGGAAATCGCCGGGGTTTGTCTCTCGGAGTTTGTCGAGATCGACGCCCGCTTGCTGGAGGTTTCCGAGAAACTCTTGGGTGGCATTGTCCGCCAGCTTGATCGATGCGAAGACCGCCGCCGCATAGGCTCCGCCGCGTGCCACCGCCGCATCATCCGCCACCGCCGCCTGTCCCTCTGCCTCATTGCGCTGCGCCCTCCTGGCCTTCGCGTCCTCGACATCCTGCTTTGCCTGTTCGGCGCGATCTTTCTGCGCGGCGGCCAGCGTCTTTTCCTCTTCGGTGAGCTGGCGCGTGGCCTTTGCCTCGTTTTCCTTGGCGCGGGTGGCAGCCTCGGATTGCCGCTGTGCCTCGGCGGCGGCGGCGCGTCTCTCAGAGGCGGCGCGGCCGTTATCGCCGAAGCCGACCGTCTCTCCGCCGGGGACTTTTTTGACGGCTTGCTCGGCACGCGCGGCTTCCACGGCGATGCCGCCCATCGCTTGCTTTCCGCTATCGCCTACGTCCTTGATCGCCTGCGCGGCCTGCTCGGCGGCGGCGAGATCGGCTTCGGTCTTGATTGCGATGGTGATGTCTTTGTCGCTCATGGTCAGACGGCGGTGATGGTGGGTGTGCCGGTGGCGGTCGGAGCTCCGCCAAAGGATGCGGCTGGGAACCATCCCGTGGCACTCGCCGGAGTTGGCACTGATCCTGTGGTCTGGACGGACGCTGCCCAGACGCTGCCTGCGCTCACGGATGTCTGGTAACGCATCCGCCAGAATCCGATGCCGGTTTCCAGCGGATCCACCCACATGACCTGGATCGTTGGGTAGGTCACAAAGGGGTTGGCGGAGGTGTAAACTGGCAGCCCGTGTATGTCCGTGCTGGTCTGGTAATAGATGCCAGTGGCGTCCGGGGTGAGCGTGCCGGCTACCATCATGCCCGGCACGACCGGAGCCGAGCCATCGCCCGGATCGGATGGGGAGAAGCCAGCGAAGGTGAAATCGCCGGGATTGGCAGGAGCGAAGGCGGGTGCGTCAAAGTCGCCGGGGTCTGCGGGGGAGAAGGCTGCCGCTTCAAAATCGCCCGGATCGAGGGGGGAGAAAGTGGGTGGTTCAAAATCTCCCGGATCGGCGGGGTTGTAGGAGGCCGCCTCGAAGTCACCGGGATCTGCCGGGGAGAAAGCGGACGCTTCGAAGTCACCGGGATCGGCGGGCGTGAAGGCCGGAATGGTAAGCGCGGCCTCCGCCGTGGCGACCTGCGCGATGGAGGCGAAAACTAGGCTGTAGCTTGTCGCCATCTCGGAGCTGCCCTTGACAAGGATTCCCGGCTCCACCGATGGCACCAGGCACGCGCTGGCCAGCCAATAGCACTCCGCCACGCCCGCAGCCTCGATCTTGAGCGGTTTCTTTACCAGGCTGCCATGGGAGATGAGCCGCGTCATGACCGCTTTGCAGAGCGCCGCATGGGTCGTCACAGGCTCCATCCGGTCAAAGGAAACGCTTACCGCCCGGTTGCCCGAGTCCCGCAGGAACGGCGCGACTGCATCGAGCAGCGGCACCGTCACCGCACCGCGCGTGCTGCCCCACCGGATCTCGGAGGCGAGGCGGTCATCGATGTCGAGGAGCACCACGGGCGTCCCGGAGGGGTCATAGGTGAGTCTCCAGCTTGAACGGACGTTGGGCATGGCTATTTAGCGGGCGGGGAGGTGGTATCACGCGGGATCGGAGCGCAGGAGGCGAGGGCTAGGCAGAGGATATCGGTGTGATGATTGATGGTTTTAGGTGCCTGTAACAAACCACTGCGAAGCCCCAGCTTGTATGGTTACGCAGCTCCACTGTGAGGGGAGAGAGTATGTGGTTGCTCCGTTGATCGTTTCTGATCCGTTGCCGTCTAGCGTTACTGCGTTGATAGATGAGTCCGTTTTGATGATCGTGTAGATGCGGCCAATCGCCGAGGCAATAGATGGCAGGTTGACAGTAACTGCTGCGCTTGTGGCGTTGCATTCCACAAGGCCGGAAAAGCTCGGAGGTGATCCCGTTGAAACCATGCCGCTTGTCGTCGATCCCTGATCCGTAAATGTTGGCTCCGCCTCGTCATCGCAGCGGATCAAACCAACCTGCCGCATGTCGATCGTGCCTTGTCCTGATGCGGTGAACCAAAGCGCCGAAAGCTTCGCCCCACCAGCGACAACAATAACAGGACTGACAAACACGCCGTCAAAGGCTGGGAAATCAAGCGGGTTGGCTGCGATCAAATCAACGTCTTGGTTAAGTATCGCCACTCCATTGCTGTTCTGGATAACTGTAATGGTGAAATTCGAGAATCCTGAGCCTTTTGCTCTCATGATAATTCTGAATTTCATTCCGCCGTAAATGATTGCATTAGGGAAATCCAGTTTTAGTCCTTTGCCGTTTGACCTATTGGAGCCGCCGACAACAATCCGCTGCCATTCGCCCTCGGTGTCCGTCACCTTTGAAAAAGTCGTGGTTGCGTTCGTCGCGTCTGTGATCGTGTTGATTGCCCAGGTTGTCGCAATGTTCCCGCTGTATCCCGTCCCGCTGACAGCTACTGATCCCGTCATGTATGGGTTTCCAGTGAGCCATGGGCCATCGGATGAGTGAGGGATTGCAAATGGAGCGTCTGGCAAAATAGGCTCAATGGCTGCCGCGACCTCTTGCCCAAGCAGCAATGCTCCGACCTTGTTTGGGTGGATAAGGTCGCGGTAATACGATGCAACAGGTGCGCCAGCGGAACTGAAGACAGATGGATATGCTACCCATGTGATGCCGAGAGTGGCCGCGTCCGCCTGATTGATCGCATTTACCGCATCGGCAAAAGTTGTGATCGTGGAGTTTGTGTGGGGCAGGATCGCCACCGCGAAGATGTTTTCAGCGGGGATTCCGCCGAGGATCATCTCGTCCCATAATGCCTTCCGTTTCGCAGCTACCTGCGCGATGGTGTATGTAAAAACATCAGCAACATCATTCGCGCCAGATAACTCAACCACGATGGGGTTCCTGTCCCGCGCCCGATTGAGCAAGGCGGAAAGCTGGCTGTTCGAACCCGTTACCGCCTCCACGGCACGGGCGGCAAAGTTGCCCGCCGTGGTGTTACGAATCGCGTTGATGGTTGCGCCCGATACTCCAAAATGACTGAGCGATGAGCTTTTGCGGCGTAGAAGTGATCGAGTCCTGCCCTTAAGGTGAAAGTTGACCCAATGGATGAAGCCGGAAGCGTTCATTCGAAGGTAGTTGCCAGAGAAGGAGTCGGCTTGTTCTGTGATGCTGTCACCGATGAAAGCAATGAATCGTGTCTGGTCACGCTGGTTGAACCCGTCCTCGATCTGCGCGGCGGCTCCGGCGGGCGTCTCCGCTCCCAGTTCCGCGATCTGCGTGGCGGCGTTGGCGGCGGTTAGGAGGGCGCGGCCTGCGGCGGTGCTGTCGGAGATCTGACTGGCGGTGACATTCGCACCCCCTACCTCTACCCCATTGACGAAGGCCTTGGTGGCGGTGAAGGCCAGCGGGCTTTCGGTGCCGTCTCCTTTTAGGAGGGGCTGCGGGGTCTGGCCGTCTGCCGGAAAGTTCCCGGCCGTCTCAAATTGCGCGAGGTTGCGGTAAGTTCCGCGCGGATTTGTTGTAAGTGGTTTTCCCATGGTCGTGTTTGTGTTTTTCGATTAGCGGATGGCTTCCCAGTTCACCGCCTCCCAGTCCACCGGAGGGGTGGCGGGCAGCGGTATGATTGCTCCAGGGTCAGAGGGTGAAAACGCCGCCGCCTCGAAGTCTCCCGGATCGGCAGGAGAGGAAGCAGCGGCCTCGAAGTCTCCCGGATCGGAGGGAGAGAAAGCCGATGCCTCCGCCCCACCCGGATCTGCCGGTGCAAACGCCGCTGCTTCGAAGTCCCCCGGATCAGCGGGAGCGAAGCTGGCCTCCGTGAGATCGCCCGGATTGGCGGGCGCGAAGGTGTAGGATGGCGTAGGCATCGGCGGAGGGGTGTTAGACGATGGCGAGCGGCTCGACGGCTTGGATGGTCGAGGTGATGATCTCGAACTTCACCGCAGGTTTCGTGGGGTCTTTCGCCCACTTCGGCGCGGCGTCGAGGCGGAGTTTCCCCCAAAGGGCGGCGACGATGCGATCCGTGCCATCCTGCCCGCGAAGCTGGAAGTGCAGCCAGCCCTGGACAAAGCGATCCTTCTTCTTGAAAGGAGTGAAAGCGGCATCGTTCACGATGACTGCATCTGCACCCCACACCATCCGGTGGATCAGCTCGGAGTGCTCGCGCAGGGAGAGCTTGATGATGTCCTGCAGGACGATCTCCTCGGTGGTGCGGCCATAGCCACCCGCCGCTTGCGGGCAATCGTCCTCGTAGGTCTCCGTTACCGTCTCCGCGCTGCTATCGAGCACGCAGCCGAGGGATTTCCAAGAGGCTGGGTAAGTGTCTGCATTCGGGTAAAGCCCGATGCCCACCGTGTTGACGGGGGAGGTGCCGTATGTGGTGCCCTCTGCCGCGAAAGACGCGAACGCGCCGAGTATTAGTTTTTCAAGTTTCATGATTTAGGTCGTGTTTAGAGTTTGGAGTTTTGAGAATCGAATTTTTCAGGCGACGCCGAGGATTTCCACCTCGCCGCGTTTTGCGAAGAGTTCCGCATCTGCCGCCAGGACGTTCACGATCGTGCCGCGCGCGGCGGTAGATCCGGCGATGCTCATGCCGCCTTTGAGGACTTTCACGCGCACAGCTGCCGGCGTCGGTTGTTCCGCAGCCCTGTCATTTTTTGCGGGCTTCGCCGCTTTGGTTTCTACTCTCATAGTAATGTTGGTTGGATCAGTCGCACCCGGCCAGTGACCGGGAAAAAGTAGATATTGAGGCTCTTGTCCGGGATCAGGTCGATGTCCCCGCTCACGCGGAATTCCCAGTCGCAATGTCCGGCGGGATCTGCCTGCCACTGGTGGATGGCGGGGACAAGCGCCGCCACCAGCTCGTCCGCCGGTTCCTCTCCCTCGCGCATGATCGGCTTTGCGTACACGCTCACCTCATAGAGCGCGTCCATCACCAGCGGGTTGCCGTCCACCGCTTTCCCACCGACCCATAGCACGGTCACCGCCACGCCCTTGGCCTTCTTCGCCACCGCGCTGGTGATCTCGCTGAGGATGTTCTTCTGCCGATCAACGATCACTGTCACGGCATCCGCTCCCGTGCCCATGATCGCCAGGCTGCGGAACCGCGTCGCGATCTCCTCGGCGCGTGTCAGGAAAGGACTCATGCCGCACCTCCTTTTCCGTTCACAATCTCATCGATGTAATCGACGGCCTCCTCGGCCAGGTCGCGTGCCAGGATGTCGAAAGGGATCAGCGTCTTGTCCTCCTCCATGGTGATGGAAGCTTTGAGCCAGTAGGCGATCTCCCCGTCGGGGAAAACCAGCGCCTTGAACCGACCCGCCGCGCCGCCGAAGGGGACGAATTTCAGCGTCTCCTGGATCTCGCCCGGCCGCTTACCGTAGGTCTTGGCATTTGCCGGGATGGCGAGGAACTTCTTGCCCGCGCCGGGCTTGATCGTGTAGGTGCCGTACGCCGCCCGGAGCCTGCCCGCGCGCGGCAGCAGGATCACGGCCTCGGTCGCATCGCTCTGCGCCTCGATCTTCCGCGCCTGCTTCGCCAGGTGCTCCGTCGGCGATGCTCCCAGCCGGTTAGCGGTGCGGTGCGATTGGATGCCCGCGATGTCCACCCGCAGCTTTTCCTTTCCGAAAAGCGCGAGGCGGGCATGGATCTGCCGACGGTCTGCAACGGCATGGCGGAGCCGTTGCACGGCCTCCGCAGTCTCAGCGAGTCCATCGATGTTGGCGGTGACTTTGAGCGGGATCATCTTGCTGTTGCCTCCACGTTGGTTCTCCGCGCCCTGGCTTCCGCCCATAGGGCTTTGCTCCTCGCCTTGCGTGCTTCCCGGCGCTCCGCCCGCGTGCTTCCGCCCGCCGTGGTGAGCTTGCCATCGGCGGTGACTTCCGCGCCTTCCTTCAAAACTTTCACCAGCTCCGGATCGATGTCCTTGATGCTCATCACCGGATCCGCGTAGGGCAGCTCCCCGGCGATCACGCGCGGCCTGGTCTCCCCGCGCAGCCATTCGTCGATGCTTTCGCCCGCCGGCCCCGTGATTCCCAGCTCCTCCACCTCGCCGCGCAAAACCTCGCGCCAGCCCATCCCGGAATTAAAAGCGAAGGGCGGATGGTCCACATCGAGCGCGTCGTCGAAATTCCCGGACGATCCCAGCTCGCCCCACACCGGATCGCCTTTCAGCGCGATCATCTTCCCGCCGATGTCCTTGCCCCCCGCGATCACCCACCGTGCAGGCCAATCCCTCGGAACCCGCACCGGCACGATCCGCACCAGCTCCCATGCCGGAGCTACCGCCAGCCGAGCCGGTACGTGCCCGCGCAGTTGTTCGCCCGCACCCGCCAGCAGATCCGCCTGGGTGCGAACGATGAGGTCGAGGCGACGGAATGAGGATAGATCCTCCAGTGATCCCCGCACCGCAGGCGGCACCTCGCCCACCGGCGTGTCCGGAAAACCGCCTTCCGGCGTATAGCCTACAGCGCGAAGTGTCTGCAAAAGTGTCCATCGCGCCGATGCCTCATCCAGCTCCCCGTTCGCGATCGAGATGGCCACCTTCTTCAGCGTCGACAGGAAATCCGCATTCGCCACCCTCGCGGAAAACACGGAACCGGCCAGCAGATCCTTTGCCATCCGCTCCCGGATCTCCGCCGTGCCCAGCGTGGTTGGCAGAATGTCCCGGAGCCTCGCCACACGGGCCGCATCGAATGTAAGTTCTTCGCTCAGTCTTTCAGGGTTTCAGTTCGCCGGGGTCATCGCCGATCTCCCGGCGCAGGATCATTTCCGCGTCCTCGATCTTCCTCAGCGCGAGAGCGCGGAGCGGGGATGTGTGCTTTGAAATTCTCAGGAAATCCGCGATGGCATTGAGCTGGGTGATGATGTCAGCATCCTCGCCCGCCCAGACCTCCAGCCCGTCCGCCCGCTCCGCGAGCTTGTCCGCGTTCACGCCGCAATCATGGGCCTCGCGGGGGCACTTCCGGTTCGAGCGTGCCGATGTTGCTTCGCGCACCGCCTGGCGGCGCACGGTGCGGATCTCGGCAAGCAGGCCGGTGATGGGTGGCAGGGTTTTCATAGTCCTTTGAGTTGATCCCGCCCCGCGATGCGCGTCCGGCTGGAAAGGGTTTCTGTGCGTGCCGAGGCTCCGGTCTCTTCCGTCACGCCGGTCGGCGCTTCGATGCCGACCTTGCACTCTGACACGCGCTCGAAGAAGCGCATCGCGGTCTTGTATTCCGTGCGCCTGTCCTCGCCCACCTCGGAGTCCACGCGGGTAAGCATCCGGTAGCGGATGATGGCGAGCAGATGATGCACCACGCGATCCGGCACCGTGCTGCCCTCGGCCAGCGAGTTCGTCGCGCAATCCGCGATGTGCGCCCGCGCCTCCTGCACCGCCGTCTCCGTGATGTCGGCAAGTGGATCCTGCCCGTCCGCAATCGCGGCCAGGTTGTATGCATCCAGCTCCGGGGAACTCATCGCCCCCTTTACGTCCGCTTCTGTGATCGTTCTCCACGCCATCTCTTTTTAGAATTTAGAATTTAGAATTTCGTGCTTCGGTGCCGGTGATGCGCTCCACGCCGTGAAGCGTGGAGCGCACGAACCGGAACCGCCTTACGTGAGGGTCGGTGCTGTCTTGCGGATGCCCAGCGAGCTGGTCAGGTCGATGGAGCTGTAATGCTCAACCGTGATCGCCGTGCGCTTGAGGATCGGCGTGATGTAAACGCGGAACATGCCGCCGCCCGGCACCGCAGTGACGAAGCGTTTGATGTTGCTCGGATCGTTCGGCATGGCACCGGCCTTCGCGTAGTAAGAGAAGACCTTGTTGTCGCCGACCTTGGTCTTCGCTGTGGCGCTGGCCTGGTAGCGGATCTTCGCCTTAACGACTTTCTCCACTCCGAGCAGCTCGGCGAGTTGTTCCGGCGTGAGGTTGCGCGTCTGGTGGCGGGCGGCATTGCTGCCCACGCCCAGGCTCAGGAAGCGGCGCAGCCAGGCACCGCCGCAGAATACGACGACGTTGCCATCGATGCCGCGTGCGTCGCCGCCGAGTTCGAGGTCGGCTGCGATGTTACCGTCCGGATCCGCCGAGGCGTTCGATCCGCCCCAGTTCGGGGTGAGGGCGGTGTCGTTCGCCTCAAGCAACGCTTCCGTCCGGTAAATCTCCGTGCGGAGAAGACGGTTGCGGAGGTTAGTGACCGCGCGTTGTTGCACGGCTGGATCCTCGCCGCCCTGGTCGTTGTCCAGGATCATGGTGAGACCTTTGTTCGCGGTGCGTCCGTTGACCTGTGTGCCTTTCGGGCGGATGTTTGCAAACTCTCCGCCGATTTCGCGGATGTCCTTATCCGCAAGCATGGCCTGGAAGCTCGCGGTGTCATCCGCTTTCAGGTAGGTGAACGCGCGTCCGACGGGAACCGATGGGGCCATGGCCTCAAGGATCACGTCGAGACCTTCTTCGTCCGGCGTATCGGCTACGAATTCCGAAAGCGGCTCGGACAGGTGTGCCGAGTCGAAGTTCGCATCGTTGGCCGCGAGGATGATGCCGCTTTGGGCATCGGTGGTGAACGATCCGAAGAGTTGCGTCGAATCGTTGAGGAGTGCGGAATTGCCCGCGAGCATGAGTAACTTTTTCATAATTTCTATTCTTACGATGGGGTTGGATTATGCGAAGACGAGGCGAACAGGCACGCAGTCCTGCACCTCAATGATGTCTCCATCCGCAGCGGCTGACGTGAGTGTGGTGCCGACGAGATAGACGGTTACGCCGGTCGGCGTGTCCTGCACCTTGCCAGCGGCAGCTGTGAAGACCTGCTTGCCTGCGGTGATCGCCTCCGAGGCAACCATTTTCTTGGTGGGACCCTTGCCGAGCAAGAGCAGGGCTTGGCCTTCGCCAATGGCGGCTTCCACGTTATCCACGGTGCCGAGCGGGCAGGTCGTGGCGTTGTTGACGGCGATGCCGTTGTCGGTCGCGCCTTGCTGCCAGAGCAGGTGGCGGGCGGTGACGGCGGCGTCGTTTTTGCGGCGCACGGAGGCGTCATGGGTCTCGATGGCCGCGTCGTAGGTGTTCGCCGCGAGGCGCAAGCCCCGGATGGCAGACACCAGCGCAGCAACCGCGATGATGATGTGTGTTTTCAGTTTCATGTGTTCTATGTTTTCTTTTTTTGGGGTGCGTGTTGCTATGCTACCGATCCGTCACGCGGCGGGATCGGAAGAGTGTTTAGGCCTTACCGAAAAGCTCCGGGTTCTTCTTCTGCGCCCGCTGCCAGGCGAGGCGCTTCCGCTCCCCGAGGCTTTGGTTCGGGTTGGTGGCCTGAAATTCGCTTTCCACGAGCTGCGCACGCTCCTCGCGGGCGGCTTTGCTCTCGTCGTTGGCCGCGAGCACCATGCGGCTCTTCGCGCTGCCCAGGTCGCCGGTCGCGCTGGCGGTCTTCACCTTCGGGGCGGCGGCGTTGAGTTCCTTGAGTGCATCGGTGAAATCGTTCGCGGCGAGGATCTCGGTCACCTTCGCGTCCTTCTCGGCGGGAGTGATCTTCCCGGCGGCGATGGCGGAGTCCACGGCATTCGCGGCGGCGGTGGCGAGGTGACCTTCGAGCACGGTCACCTTCTTGTTCGCGGCTTCCTTCTCCTCCTCGGCGAGCCTGGCCTTTTCCTCGGCGGCTGCTTTTTCCTCCTCCGCCATTTTCAGAGCATCGGGATCCGGAGCTTCGGGCTTCTCCGCATTCGCTGCGGCCTCGGCGGCTTCCTTGAGGGATGCGATTTTTGCCAGCGCATCCTCAGCGGTGGCACCTTCTTCAAGCCCGAGGGCTGCTAGCAGTTCTGGATTCATATCTTCTTGGTTGGTTTGAGATTGTTCTTCTGACTCCTGACCTCTGACCTCTGATTCCTCATATTCATTGGCGAGAGCAGGGACGGGGATGTTCGGATCATTCGTGAGACCCATGGACTTGAATGCAACGGGCTGGATCCCGCCCTTCACCGGGCGCGTCCACCAGAGCGGGGAGTAGTATTTGAAGTGGGCGTTCTCCACGAGTTCGCGCCCGGCCTCGCTCCATTTCACGGACAGCCGCATTCCGGTTTCCTCGGGGATCATGTTTTCCACCCAGCCGTAAGACTTCTTGTCGGTGTCCTTTGATCCGGGAAGATCCGGATGTCCGATGTAAACCGGATAGGAGGGACTCTCCCCGAGCGCCCAGCTCACCAACCGCTTCACAAGGCCGTTATGATTCGCGGCGATCCTCTCGGCGGCAGCACGGTCGAATTTCTGCTTGCCCAGCTTGTGCGGATAATCCCCGTAAGGCACGAAAAACGAATCTCCCTGGAGGATCGCAAATGGGCTGCAATTCTCCGTAGCGTTCGCCAGGAGCGTGACATCGGCGGCATCGTTCGCCGCGAGGGTGAGGTGGTCAGTTTTCATCGGTCTCTGTGAGTGCGGTTAGAAGCTCGACTCCCATGGCCTCCGCCAGCGCGGTGCTTTCGAGGAAATCCGGCATGTCCTTGGAAATCTTTTTCAGCGCCGCCTTCATCGCCGCCTCATCGCCCGCGTTGAACGCCGCAAACAGCGCATCGCCCAGAGGTTGCAGATCCGCTGCAAGGGAGATGCGGAGCTTGTCCGTTTGGAAATATGCGGCTTCGTTGGCTATACCTACCACGCCCGCCGCGTTTTCGGTAGGCTCCCCGGAAGATGCCGAGGATGACTGATCAAAACGGCGGGACAAAGGGATCAGTCTACCAGATGTATCCCTTTTGAACACATTGTTATCACTGCCGAATTTAGAATAACTAGTATATGTCTCGGGCTTTCTGACTACATCCAAAACGACAGCATCACCTAAGACGGTCTCACCCAAATCTTCACCGCCCTGCGCCGAACTACCTGAGATAAGAGCAGGCTGTTGTCCAGAATAAGATCCCCCAGTTTTTTTGCCAAAGCCCTTCGGATTGATACCCATCAAGTTCATCGCCCGCACCATTGTTTCCCGATCTCCTTCAACTAAAATGGATGAAGTTCCGGGCAACTCTTCTTCTGTTCGATTACCATCAACCCAGACCGCCGAATTCCGAAGATTTTCACCGACAACAACCGTGTGCCCGTCTATCGCCCGTATTCCGTAATAATTATTACCTCCGTCTGCTTCAATAGCGCTGATGAACCTATCTGTGATTTTTTCAGCTTCTAGCTTGGCTGCTTGGTTCAATAGTTCGATAGCAGAATCCTTGTCTCCACGCTCTACAGCACCAAGATACGCAGCATCCATTTCGGGGGTGACGGCAGAATCAACCGGCAGGGTTCCGTCACCAATGTCTGCCCCACCGGGCGTTTTGTTGTCGATGCCATGGGATTTATCTGATAATGCGCCTTTTGTCCACCTCCCGCCGTCAGGTTCACCCTTCGGTGCCCGCGCCTGGAGAGGATTGTAAGCATTCTCAGCCGCAATATCTTCCTCCGTCTTCTCTTTCTCTGGTTTCTGGTATCTGGTCTCTGGCTTCTCAGCTTCTTCCACAATCTCCCGCCCATAGCGCTCCGCTAGATCCGCCGGATCCTGCTTCACGCCCAGCTTCACGAGTCCGGTGTCAATCGCCAGATCGCGGGTGAGGTCTTCGTCGCCCGGTGGATTCACCACGATGTAGGCCGCCGGTTTCTCATCGCCATGCACCATGCGGATCACCAGCCGGTCGAGCTGCGTTTGCAAGGTTTCGGAGATCATCGCGCAATCGTCCTGAAGAAGCGCATCGGTTTCCTCGGCCTGCGGGTTCGAGCCGGTGCCTTCACTGCGGGAAATGGTGGAGAGGTCTCCGCCGCGCACCAGGGTGGCGATGGCTCTGTCCATGTATTCGATGATGGACATCGGCGGCAGCGTGCCGGAACTCGGCGTCTGCATGATCTCGATGGGGTTCTTGATCGAACCGTCGTCCGAGTAGGTGACGCCCACCCAGTCCGAAGCGTAGGCCAGCACGGAATCGCGCATGGCGCGGCCTTCGTCGCTGTCCTTCTGCGCGCTCGTCCGGCCAAGCACGCCCGGCACGGAGAATTTCTCCGAGAAGGAGATCAGATCCTGCACGCCCAGCCGCTTGAACTGATAAAGGATCGAAAGCGCCTCGCCCAGCCCGTCGCCCACCGTGATCATCCAGCCGTCCTCTTCCAGCGGCATCCCGTCCGAGCGGTTCTCGACGCCGACGAATTTGAGCTTCCCGGTGCGGTTCTCGAAAAAGTAGAGCGGCACCCGGCGCAGCTCGGCGGTCATGCCTCCCTCGGAGGGCTTCCAGATGATCTCATGCACCGCGTATTTCTGGAGCACGGCATCCATCATCTGCCGCAGCAGGCCGGACATGCCGGTGCGCACGTTGCCGTCCGTCGCGTCGGTGGTGGTGAGGTTGTTGTAGAAATACAACAGCGTTGCCTTGTGCGCCTCGGCGTTCGGATCCTCCGCGTCCGGGACGATGATCTGCCAGTCCCGCCGCGCCACCGCCGCACGGCGCTTGCCCATCACCGATTTGATGATCGCCTCGCGCCCCTCAATCGTCTCGAAAATCAACGCCGCATCCCGCAGCCAACCCGCCGCCCACTGGTCAAGCGCGGACGCGAGCCGCTCCGGTGTCAGCGACCGCAGCGGATTGAAGCGCGTCTGCCTCCAGCGCAGCCCAAGGCTCTCCATGCCGATATTCACAGCGCACCTCCTTTGCCATCGCGCCACGAAGCCCTTGCACAGCGTTGCAAGCGGCTTTTTGCGCGATTATCGCCCGTTCCTTCGGAAAAGTTAGATACCCCCCTAAAATCGCCTCCTACAGCTCTTTTTTCGGATTTAGAATTTAGTGCTTCGGATTTCACAGCACACCTCCTCTTCCCCGGCGGTTGCCGTCGTTTGAAATCCTCATCGTGTCGAATTGTGCCGGCCCTGCATTCGACTTCCCGGCGTGCAGTGCCAGGCCGAGCGCCCAGAAGCGGTCTGCGTGGCCGTCCTTGTCGCCGTCCGCCACGAAGCGGATGTTCCCGCTCGCGGTCGTTTCCTTGCGGATCTTGCGGAGATCCGCCACCAGCGCGTCATCGCCGAAGGGGATGCGGATCGTCTTGTCCTCGAAGGCCGAGCGCACCGGATACGCGAGATCCTCTTTCACCGGCCCCGAGAAAGTCACACCCTCCACGCGGCTGGTGCCGAACCTTTGCCCAGCCCGCTCCGCGAACTGCATCCCGAGGCCCGTCTTATCGATGCAAGTCCGGCGGCAAAGCTCGATCCATGGGTAAAGCACGCTCTCCTGTGTGGAGAACATCATCGCCTGAAGATCGATGCGCTTGCGGATGAAGTTCATGCCGCCCACCTTTTCCACCACGATGAGCGAGGTGAGGTCTCGCACCCGTCCGATGTCGATCCCGGCATAGAGTCCGTTCTGGCAAGCCCGCGCCTGGTCCAGGGAGAATTCCCAATCCTCGCCCGCCGGGTAGGTGCAGCCGTCGATCAGCTCGTAGGGGATGAACGCGCTCGCATCGTCCGCCGGGACGCACATGAACTCCTGGAGGAAACTTTCCTCATCCACACAGCCCTTGCGGATGAAATCGAAATACGCGGCCTCATCCATCTCCTGCCGCTCGTCGCCGCTCGGGAGCTTGCTTTGCAGCTTCACGAGGAATCCCTGCTCCAGCGCATCCTGCAAGGTGACGCGGTGAAGGCTCCAGCCCATCGGGTTGCCCTTCTCGCGGATCTCGCGGATGATCTTGTTGAAAAAGTTCCCGCTGCCCCGGTGCGTGGAGAACACCTCCAGCGAGCCGCCCCAGGTGATGCCGGGATACGCGATGGCGTAGAGCTTGCGCGGATCCGGATGCAGGGCGAACTCATCGAGCACGCGGTCGCCGCGCTTTCCCGCCTGCGCGTCCGGGTTCGATGACATGGAATTGATCCGCAGCCCCGTGGCCATTTTCAGGACATGGGCGCTGTGGCCTTTCTCATCGATCACCGTTTCCCCGAGATCCTGCGCCGCGATTTGCAGGACGTTCGCAAAGCCCTTGCAGTCCTCAAGGAAGAGCCGCGCCTGGATGTCATCCCGCGAGGAAATCCACGCATCAAGCCGCGCATCCTTCAAGGACTTCTCACGCACCAACCGGTAGGCCGAGCACCATGTCCAGCCGATCTGCCGGGACTTCTCCGCGATCTTGAGCCGCGAGCGATCCTTCACCCACTTCTCCTGGAAAGGGAGAAGCAGCGTGTCCTTCGTGAGCTTGACCTTGGCGGCACCCATCAGAGCAGTTTCGCCGCCTCCTCCAGCTCCCTCAGCGTTTCCTCGGAAATCCCGCCGCCCGCCTTGGCCTTCGCCGTTGCAGACTCGATGGCTGCCTTGGCCGCTGCGGACTTCTCTTCCATGAGTTTCAGCTTCCGCGCATCGTGATCCAGCGCCCTGCGCTTCAAGCCCAGCGCCGCCAGCTTCACGTAGCTCTCCACATCGCCCGATTGCAGCGTCTCCGCCGTGAATACGGTCTGCGCCACCCGCTCGATGTCCTCCGGCGAGATGCTCGGATCCTTCGCCAGCTCCAGCCGCGCCTGGTCGGCACGTTCCGCCGCCATCTCCATGCGCCGCTTGAGCGCATACCAGGAGTGCCATTCCGAGAGCGTAGCCAAGCCCACGGAGATCCCGTGTGAGTCGAAGACATGCCCGCCCAGATCCTCCAGCGTGTAGGCCTTCGTCTCCGGATCCGAAGGGTGCAGCAAAAGCCACATGCCCTCCTGGACGTTGTCCGGCAGGTTCTTGAGCTTTGAATCCGCCCTCGGTTTTTTCGGTTCCTTCATTCACGTTTTGTTAGAGTGTCGCGAGGATCGTCCGCCCCCGCTCGGTGATCGACCATTGCACCAGTGCCTCGTCGAGATCCGATGCCACGCGGGTGATGTGGTTGTTCTTTTCGAGCCAGCCGGTGGTCTGCTCCCATTCATCGCCGGAAAGCGGCGGGCGCATCAGCGCGTCCACATGCCGGTGCAAAGTCTCATCCGGCAGTGCGTAGCCGTGAGCCATAGAGAGCGCCTCCAGAACAGTCTGGCGGATGAGCTTGGTTCTCACTTCGCCCCTCCTTTCCAGTTATCGATCCGGGCATGGATGGCACGCGCCACATCATCGATCTTGTCCATGATCCGGCTCTCGCGTCCGCTCGCCGCCTCAAGCAGATCCTTGAACTGGTCGGAGCTCTCCTTGCGCATCGCGTCTAGGTGCGAGTCGATCCGGTCAACCCGGCGCACCAGGTTGATGTGGTCGGCCCATGTCACCGGCTGCTGGTGTTTCACCACGCCGATGGGTTGCCCCTTGATCACGGTCTCGGTCTCAGCGGCCTTCGCCCGGTCGCGCTGTTGCTTGCCCCAGAAAAGAGCCGCCGCCGTGGAGAGCGCCCCGATCACATGGATGATCCAGTTTCCCGAGATCATCGGATCCGCCGTCTGCGCGTTCGCCATCATCGGCACCCACCAGTAATAGAAACTTGCCATCGCGATCACTCCGCCACCTCCGTTCCATGGCCGCAGTCCACATTCGCCCGGTGCGTGATTTCTTCCATCCGTGTCGATCCGTGTCCACTTGTCCGTCGTAGCCTTGCCGAAGTCGGATCCGTGGTTCTCTTCATCTTCTCGAACCGCCTGCTTGCATCCAAAATGCAGACCCCCTGCACCCGCTGCGCAGGCCAGCTTTTTTCCAAGCCTGCCTGGAGATGCTCCAAGGCCGCGCACAGATCCGCATCGGAGAGCCCGCTCACCGCCGCGACCAGATCCGGTGAGTAGAGTAGCTCGTTGTATGTCAGCTCCCCGATCATCAGAAATCCACGTTGTCCCCCCGGTTGTCGATGTGGACGAAGGACGGGTATTTCAGCCCCATGCCTCCGGTGAACCAGCCCTCCTTGCGGAGCTGCTTCAGCACCGTGCGCAGCTTCGCTGTCGTGGCCTTAGGTGCGGCCAGATCCAGCGCATCGCACCACATGTGCCGGGAAAACTTCGCCCCGCCGATGGCCACGTTGTAGGCCGGCGCACGGTAGGCACTGAGGATGATGATCGTGGAACCCAGCCGATCGCGCGCCTCATCCGCCGCCCGTAGAACCGGCACGAGCCTAGAGCGGATGTCTTTCGGCGGCAGCGCGTTCTTCCCCTGCGCCTTGCCGGATGCGTAGTGGGAATTCCCGAGGAACCTCACCTCGTGCGGCTGGAAATGTTTCAGCCCGAGCGTGGCAACCCACCCGTCGAACTCTTCGATCTGCTTCGGTGTCATGTTGTTAAATGTTTCGGGTTCAGCTTTGGGCGTCCTGGTATTTCCTCAGTGCCACGCGTCCCCCTGAAATTCACTTCGTCGCGCTGATCTCGCGGCTCAACGGCCCGGTCAGTTCCCCCATGCCGATCAGTTCCCCCGTCTCCGGGTCATAGACAGGCACCCGCACCGAAGCCCGCGGAGCCTCTCCGGGAGTGAAAACAAGACCGCCCTTCGCGCCGCTCTTCGGATCGCGGAGAGTGATGGAGCCGATCACCGGATAATCCGGCGAGCATGATGGCAGGGCCAGCAAACAACCCAGCCCTGCCACCAGGAACAGCACCGCCGGCAGACCTCCAAGACCGCCGCCGCTTTTGTTCCCATCGCCACTAGCTCCATCGTAGGAAAACTTCACGCCCTTGCTCGTCACCGAGCGCAGCACCAGGTTGACGAACGCCAGGATGATCACGGGAGCCTCAGGCTCCGCCGCCGCCCAGTCCCGGACAGCCGGGAACAGCAGCGCGAGCAGCGCGATGGCGTTCACCCAAAGGGTTTTGGAAAGTAGGAAATTTTTCGGCTCGGCAGGCGCTTCGTTCGACATGCCCGCATCAAAACACACATCCGGGAAAGACCATTTCCACACCCGTCCACCACCCGCAAAATCCCGCCACCTTTCTTGCCGGAGCGCGGGTCTTTAGCCCGCCCCGGAGCACCCGTAAATCATTCTCGCCCTACGGAGTCCATCCGGCGCGCCTTGTAATCAAGCACGCCCTGTAAGTCAATCCTCCACTTGCCGTTATGGTTCGCGCTCTCAGGCTTCCACGCCTTCAGCGCACCCATCTCGATCAGCCGGTAAACGCTCTCGCGGTCGCGGTAGCCCAGCATCTTCGCCGCCTTCTTAACGCCGATCTCCTCGCCGGTTAGAAGCCGCCTCGGGCGCACCACAAGGCTACCGTCCGCACGCGCCTCGGAGTCCGTCTCGAATAGCATCATCTGGCTGGCCATGCCCGCATCATATCACAGCCCGGCGGAATCCCTCTAACAGGTTACACCATCAGCATCACCGCCAGCAGCCCGCCGGAAACCACGCACCCGATCAGCAACGCCGTGATGGCGATGTCAATCGTGCCCTTATCGGATCGCTCCTTCTCCTCACGCGGCGGCGCTTCCTTTTCCTCCCATCCCCGGCCAAGGTAATAGTGGCGGAAAATGCTCGCAGCAAAGAACGGCAGGATCAGCCAGAAGAAGCCTGCGGAAAAGAGCGTCAGCACGAAATAACCCGTCGCGGGCATCCATGCCCCCTTGATTCCCAGATACAGCGGCCCGCACAGCAGGCAACCGAGCGCCGGATAGTCGATTCTCACCTCATAGCCGTTGGCCGGGTTCCTGAATAATAGTGATTTCATCGTTTCTTTTTTCCTTTCGTTTCTAACAGTTCATCGTTTCCACATCTGCGTGAACCTTCCCCACACGGGATGGATCCACTCGAAATCTTCAATCGGATACTCGCTCGTCGGGTAGCGGTCGTTGATCGGCATGAGCCGCACCATCCCGCCGGTCAGCTCGATGCGGCGGAAGACGACACCCTCGTTCCTGAATTTCACCACAGCGAAGCAGCCGCTGTAGGGAGCCTCCTCCGACATCACCACCAGCACATCGCCGTCCGCGAAGCGCGGCTCCATCGAGTCTCCCTCAAGCCTCACCGCGAACACCTTTTCCTTCGGGCAATCGGTGGCCATCGTTTCCTGCCAGTCCGCTGGCATCTCGTCATAGACGCTGGCATCGCCCGCGTGCGCCCAGCCGATGATAGGGATCCGCTTTTCCCGCCGCTGCCGTTGCGATCCGTAGGGCTTGGCGTCCTCCCTCAGCGTGGATCCGGAATCCATCATCCCCGCATCCATCTGCTCCTCCAGCATTCGCAAAAGCGTCTCCACGGCATCGCTGGGTGTGCGCTTGTCCCCTTCGAGCTGGCTGATGTAGCTCATGCTCAGTCCCATCCGCTCCGCCATTTCAGTCTGGGTGACACCCATCCTTTTTCTGAGCGCCAGAAGGCGTGTGCAAAATTTATTCACTGTGCGAATTTTCTTAGTTGACTTGATTCGCACTCTGAGCGAATTACTGTGCAGATGCAACGCGCAACTGCTAACACTCAGAAACGACCCCCGCAAGGAGAATTCACACTCCGCGTGAAAACCGCCCTTCTGCGCCGCCACATGAGCGTGAGCGATCTCGCCCGCGATCTCGGCCTTTCCCGCAACACCGTCTCCCTCGCCATCAATCGCGGCCTCTACGCCCCGACCCGCAAACGCATCGCCAAGCACCTCTCCCTCTCATGAACCCGCACACACAAGAACTCATCATCCGCGCCCTCGCCACCCTTCCCTCCGTCTCGGATCCGCTTCACCGCGCGGATCTCCTCCAGGCGGCTGCGGAATCGCTGACCGATCCCGAAATCTCCATCGCCTGCCGCGCCACCGCGAGCTGCATCCGCGAAGCAGAGCGCTGCCAGCTCACACTCTTCTCCTCCATCCAGATCCCCGCCTAACACCCCATGCCCTCCACCCCATCACTCCCCGCCCTCCTCACCGACGCGAAACTCGCCCTCGAAACCATCGAGATCAACAAGAGCCCCGTCTTCCGCAAAGCCGCCGCAGAGTTCCTGCAAACCATCGCTGCCGAGATGGCCGCCAGCATCATCACCCCTTCCGCACCCCATCAAGCCTCTTCCACCGATCACTGATCACCGATCACTTCTTCCCCATGACCGCCCTCACCGCCGCCAAGATCGACCTCGTGCTTCTCGCCCTCCAGGAGCGGCAGATGCGCGGTGCCGCGCCGAAGCCCGGCGAGGTCACCCCCGAGTATCTCGCCCGCCTCGCCGCCGAGATCGGGGAACCCGTCTCCGCCGGAACATGGCGCAAGATCGAGTTCCGCGCCGTCGCCAAGCTCCGCCACGCCCTCTCCCCGTCCGAGTAAATCCAAAATCCAAAATCATCAATCATCAATCGAAATGATCCCCGACCACTACCTCCACATCATCCTCGGCCTCATCGTCGGCCTGCCCTTCGGCATCCTCATCGGATTCGCCATCAACAGCGCCAAGCGCCACGCCCGCCTCACCTTCAATGAATACAAACGCGCCCGCATCTTCCACGGCACCAAGTTCTGATCCCCCATGAAACCCCTGACCTCTGATCTTCCCATGCCATCCAACCAACCACCGCTCCTCATCGTCCCGCAATCCCCTGCGCCGGAAATCACCACGGACTCCCCGCGCAACCCCGCCTGGGACACCGCCCGCGAAACCGCCGCCACCCTCCGCGCCATGGGCCGCCTCTACCTGCGCGGCCAGGTCAAGCTCGGCATGATCCTCGCAGGCCTCAAAAAGGAGCATGGAATCACCAACGGGAAGCGCCCGTCCACCTTGCCAGAGTCTGGCAAGGTAGCCCTCACCTGGCCTGAAATCGTCGAACAGGAAACCGGCTACTCCCGCCAATCCGCCGAAGTATTCATCCGCCTTTTCGAGGCCACCGGCGCGAAGCTCAAGACCTCCAAAAAGCTCGCCCTCCCCGCCCCGGCGAAGAAGGACGCCCTCGCCATCTTCCGCTCCGAGAACCCCCTCGCCCTCACGGAGGAGCAGTGGCACCTCGTCGATGACGTCATCGGCACCCTCACCGACGGCGAGACACAGGCCAGCCTCATGCGCGAACTCGGGATCCTGCCCAAGCCCGCCCCCATGCCCGTGAAAAAGGGCGATCCGAAAAAGCCCGACGAGCGCACCGCAGGCCAGCTCGCCTTCCACTTCTTCGACGGCCTCGGCGCGAGCCTCATCAACACCCGCATGTCCCCGGACTACCAGAAGCTCCTCCACGCCCTCCCCCTCCATTCCACCGAGGAACAGCCCCTCTCCCTCACCACCCTGGAAACCGAAGCCCGCGCCCTCCTCGCCGACATCGAGCGCGCCAAGGCCGACGCCGCCAAACACGCCAAGCCCGCCCGCCGCCTGAGCTAATCCATCATCCAAAATTCAAAATTCAAAATCTGAAATCCATGGACCCCATCATCCCCATCCACATAGAGCGCCTCCTCCGCACGGACGAAGCCCGCATCCTCACCGTCGCACGCCAGCCCTCCTTCAAGGCCATCCCGGCAATCGCCGCCCAGCTCACCGCCTACTCCTACGCCGAGGATCTCCACGACATCCACGAGACCTACGAGAACCACTTCCTGTCGAACGCGAACAACGATCACCGCGCCCTCGCTCACAGGATCCTCCATGAGAAAGCCCACCAGCTCAAGCTCCTCGCCCTCCAGAACCTCCAGGAACTCACACGACCATGAAAGCCCTCTCCATCCGCCAGCCCTGGGCGTGGCTCATCGCCAACGGCCACAAGGACATCGAGAACCGCTGCTGGAAGACATTCTTCCGTGGCAGCTTCTACATCCATGCCGCCAAAGGCATGACCCGCGATGAATACGCGATCGCCTTCGTCATGGCCGAAGAGCAGGGCGTCGAGCTGCCCGCATTCGATGACCTGGATCGCGGCGGCATCGTCGGCAGGGCCGTCATCACCGATTGCGTCACGGAAGACGCCTCCCCGTGGTTCTTCGGCGAATACGGCTTCGTCATCAAGGACGCGCGCCCGCTGCCCTTCTCTCCCTGCAAAGGCTCCCTCCAATTCTTCACCCCCGAACTCCCCCTCTTCATCGATCACCCGATCACAGCCCCATGAAAAACTTCACCCCCTACTATCGCCTCCCCCGCCGCGAGCCTCTCCCGCTCCCGAAGTCTTTCGAGAACCCCTCCCTGATCGCCGGATACCAGGACTGCGGCAGCCGCCAGGAATACGGCATCTGCCGCAGCTGCGGGAAAGCCCACGGCTACGTCATCCGCCTCACCGCCCCTCTTCCTTGAGAGTTGAAATTTGAATTTTGAAATTTATGCAAACGCTCACCCACGCACCCGCCACCCTCCTCGACCTCATCGCCCGCGAGGGAGGCCTGGCCGATCTCAACCGCCTCAACCCCGGCCAGAAGGATGACATGTTCCGCAAGCTCGGAGCCGTCCAGGCTGTCATGCAGGCGGGGCGCGGCGGCATGTGCCAGGTGAAGAAAACAATCGCCCGCACCCTCGGCATTTCCCCGCAGGCCATCGATGTCTGGATCAAGGCCTACCGCCAGCACGGCTGGCAAGGCCTCGTCGATCAGCGCCGCCTCGCCGCGAAAGGCCGCAGGCATATCCCGGACATCACCGCGCAGTGGTTCAAGGATCTCATCACCAGCACCCAGCGCACCGAGGACGGCATGATGGAAGCCCACCGTCAGGTCATCGATCAATGGAACCTCTGGCGCAGAACCGGCGATCCCAAGTGGGCGATCCCCGGCTTCCTCAACCCGCCCGCCGATTGCGGGAAAGGCTACCCCGCCGGTTTCAGCTACGAGACCTTCCGTAAATGCAAGCCCACCAAGTATCAGCGCAAGCTCGCCAGCCAAGGCACCATCAGCTCCTACCGCGATCTCCCCTCCATCCTCTCCACATGCGTCGGCACCGAGTATCTCGAATACATCTTCTTCGACGATGAAAAGCCCGACGTCCAGGTGCGCGTCCCCGGCTTCGACCGCCCCATGGTTCCCCTCTGCTTCCATGCCCTCGACCGCCTGACCCGCTTTCCCTTCCGTCCGCACATCCGCCTCCGCTGGTATGATACCGACGCGCAGACCCACCGCACGCTCACCCAGAAAGAGTTCGTCTGGTATGTGATCGCCATCCTCGGCACCGAGGGATACCGCACCGATGCCGCTGGCACCACGCTGATCCAGGAGCACGGCACCGCCAAGACCTGGGAGAACAAAGCCCTCTCCACACCCGACGGCCACCACTCCTTCGAGGAAGCCCTCCACGCCATCACCGGCGGCTGCGTCCGCATGGACAGCTCCGGCCTCTTCAACAAGCCCGCCTTCGCGGAAATGCTCTACGGCCCGCAGTCATCGGGCAACCCGCGCTTCAAGGCACCCATCGAATCCAGCTTCCACCTCTGGCGCACCTACTCGCAGATGCTCATCGGCCAGACCGGCCGCAACGTCGAGAACTCGCCCGAGGAAAACTACGGCATCACGAAATACGAGAAGCAGATCCTCAAGGCCGTGAAAGACCTGCCGGCCCACATCCAGGACGGCATCCTTTCCAACTACCTCACCGGCGTGGAATTCACCTCCATCGCCGAGCTGATCCGCCACGCCCTGGCAAACCGCACCGACCACTCCTTCGAAGGCTGGAACGCCCTGAACTTCGTCGAGCCGGTCTGGCGCTGGAAGCAGGATGAACCCGGCATGTGGCGCTCCCGCAGCGACCTTGCAAAGCTCCCGCAGCACCTCCGCGATCACGCTGCAAGCGAGCAGCGCGAGGATCCCAGCCTCAGCTCCATCATCCCGTGGAGTCCCTCCATCGCCCGCGCCGTGAAAGCCGCCGATCCGTGCATCAAGAAGCTCTCCCTCTTCGATAGCGTCCACCTCCTCCCCACCTCATGGGCGAAGCCCGTCACCGTCACCAGCCGCCACGAGATCCACATCACCGAGGAACTCCTCCCCGGCGAGGAACTCATCTACCTCCCGGAACTCACCACCCCGCGCGGCCGCACCGAGTTCCTCCAGCCCGGCGACAAGCTCATGGCCTACCTCAACCCCATGATGCCGGAAACCCTCATCATCTGCGACATGGAGTTCACCCCCCTCGGCACCTTGACAAGGAACGTCCGCCACCACCGCGACAACAACGCCGTCGAGGAAATGTTCAGGCAGCGCGCCCGCCTCCAGGGAGCCATGGAAGCCCCCGTCAAGCGCGCCATGCAAGGCCAGATGGATCGCCGCGACGCCGTCCACCAGCTCAACAAGGATCTCATCGCCAAGGCCAACGGCGAGACCCGCTCCGAGAACGAGATCAAGGCCGAAGCCCGCCACGCCGCCGCCGACAAGGCCGTCACCACCCGCCGCGTCGCCACCTACGAAACCGCAGCGCCCGAGGACATCTTCACCCCCGCCGCCGCGCAAGCCCCCATCGACGAAGCCGACATCGCCGACTGGCTGAATGACTGATCTCCGAAACCAACAACCAACACACACAACAAAATGAAAAACTACGACCGCCACCAAATGTTCCGCTCTCCGAACCGCCGAGCCATCACCATCGGCAACCTCAAGGCCGACCGGCTCGCCGCCAAGAACCGCCGCCGCGCCGCTAATGGCCAGCCTCCGAAGTCCTCCTACGCGGACATCTAACCCCCGGCTCTTCCACTGATCACTGCTCACTCCCCACTCTCCATCCAAACAACACCATGCCCCACACCACCACCATCGAAGCCGAAACGGATCTTGATTCCCGCACCTCACCCGTCGGGAAAAGCGAACTCGCGAAAGCGTCCAGCTCCAAGTCCCGGATCAACATCCCCTTCAACCTCAACAACTGGAAAGGCCTCGACGAGGAAACCGTCGAGCAGCTCGCCTGGTTCCACCAGCACGCCCTGGAATCCGACCTCTCCTGGAAGCAATGCGAGCAGGCGCTCAACTACTCGCAGACCACCGTCTTCCGCGCTTTGAAAGGCGAATACGGCGGCGACCTCGCCAAGGTCATCGCCGCCATCCGCTCCTACCGCACCATCATCACCGAGCGCACCGCCATCACCAACGCCGACTTCCGCGAGACCCGCATCACCAAGCTCGTCACCGGCGGCCTCAGCTACGCCCTGGCCAACAACTCCATCACCTCCATCACCGGCGAAAGCCGCATGGGAAAGACCGCCTCCGCGAAATACTGGCGCGACCAGAACAACCACGGCCGCACCGTCTTCGTCACCGCCCCGGCCTACGGCGGCGCGAAAGCCCTCCTCAAGGAAATCGCCTTCTGCCTCGGCATCAACCGGAACCTTTCCGTCCCGAACATGCACGACGCCATCCTCCGCGCCTTCAACCAGAACCGCATGCTCATCGTCGATGAAGCCCACCGCATGCTCCCCAACGACTACCGCTCCAACCCCGTCCTCCTGGAGATCCTCCGCGACATCCACGACCGCACCGGCTGCGGCCTCGGCATCCTCGCCACCGAGCGTTTCTCCACCGCCATCGCCAAGTCCGCCTACCAATATGAGCAGGTGCTTGGCCGCATCGGCATGCCCGTCCGCCTCCCCCGCGAATTCGTCTGGGGCGACGTCGCACCCATCGCCGCGCAATACCTCCCCGACACCCCGAAAGACCTCGCCTCCGAGCTGCTCAAGATCGCCAACCAGCCCGGCCGCCTCGGCATCGTCTGCGAGACCCTCAAGTTCGCCAGCCGCATCGCCTCCAAGAAGAAATCCGCCCTCACCCCGGAGATCGTCCGCATGGCCATCGGCACCCGCCACCAGATGATGGGAGAAACCCAATACGCCAAGAAATAAGCCCATGACCACGCAACTCGACCTCTGCTTCGCCGCCGCCGCCGCTCCGCTCCAGCAGGATGCAGAGACCGAGCGCGTGCTCACCCACCTCCGCGAGAACCCCGGCTTCCACACCGCCCGCCAACTCTCCGCCGCCCTCGATCTCACCGACCGCCAGATCCGCAAGGCTGCCGAGACCTCCGGCAACGAAATCGTCTCCGGCCCAGGCTCCCCCGGCTACTGCCACATAGACCACTGCCCGCCCGAAAAAATCGCCCACATCGCCGACACCCTCCGCTCCCAGGCGAGGATCATGCTCGCCCGCTCCATCCGCCTCCGTATCCGCGCCCACGCCATCATCCGATGACCCACTACTCCCAACAGATCCTCAAGGATCTCTCCGTCAGCCAATCCACCGCCGACAGCATCGCCGGACGCATCGGCATCACCGACCAGCGCTGCGAAGCCCTCCTCCGCGAACTCAAGGCCGAGGGCTATGTCACCGTCCACCCCCTTGAAATCGACGGAAAGGACTCCCTCGCCGTCTATCGCCTCACCGAAAAATCCCGCGCATGATCACCATGGAAGCCCCCCTTAAACGCCGCCGTGGACGCCCCGACACCTACGAGGGGCGCAGCAGCATCGCCCTCGGCCTCGCCGTCGCCGGTGCCACCCTCAAGCCCGGAGAAACCCGCACCTGCACCGAGCTTGCCGCCTACGCCGGATGCACCCGCTCACACATCTCCGCCATCGAGAGGAAAGCCCTCCGCAAGATCCGCAACAATATCCCCCCCGACCTTCTCCGCGATCTCAACATCCAACTCTAACACCACCGAAACCATGCCAAGCAAACCGAAAGCCAAGACCATCGCCGCCGCCGAAAAACGCGTCATCAGGTACGAAGTTTCCACCCTGAAAAAAGCCGTCCGCAAGATCAAACGTCCTAACTACTATGCCACTCCGAAACAAAGCCGCTAAGAGCGGTTCCTCTCTGCCGCCTGTTTGGAATCCGCTCGATGATGAGTTCGAGGAAATCCTTGGAGGCTCGTGGGCCGTAATCAGAACCGCAGATGGATGGGAGATTGAATGCCAGCATAGTCAGACGACTCTCCCGCTAAAATCGACCGAAATGGGATCCGCGAAAATCGAGGGCAGGAAATTAGCCCGTCAATTCGAGCAGCGATATCTGCCGAACGCTCAAGCGATGGCAGCCGCCGACACCGCCACTCCGACGAAGGAAACGACTTTATGATACCTGAAACCTACGAAACACCATCGCAGGCGGATTGCCATCCGCGCCTTGTTCATCCTCTTACGGATCACGGGGGGATTGCGATCTATCTGGGCGACTGCCTGGACATCATGCCGCAACTGGAAAACGACACCTTCGACGCCGTGGTGACTGATCCGCCATACTCCAGCGGAGGCCGCACGCAAGCTGCAGCTCGGAACGTGGTCAGCAAATCAGACAGCCGGGAAGCCGATGAGTGGTTCATGGGCGACAACATGGGAGTTGATACCTACATCCGCTGGATGCGCCAAATCGCACGGGAAAGCCTGCGCGTGGTGATCCAAGGCGGCCATGCCTACGTCTTCACCGACTGGCGGCAGTTCACGAACCTCTCGACGGCGTGGGAAAGCATCGGCTGGTCTCTCCGCTCGGTGATCGTCTGGGACAAAGCCAAAGGTGGGGCAATGGGTAGCTTCTGGCGGAACAATCACGAATGGTGCTGCGTCTTCACGAAAGGCCAGCCAAACCCGCCCGCGCATCGCTCCTGCTTCAACACATGGACAGGATCGAAGCCACAAGGCCACGAACACCCGACGGAAAAGCCGCTGGGACTCATGACCTACATCATCGGGGCGATCCCGAAAAGCACGGGGAAAATCCTCGAACCGTTCGCAGGCTCTGGCACCACGCTGGAAGCCGCGAAGCTGTGCGGATTCGGTGCCGTCGGAATCGAACGGAACCCGGTCTATGCCAAAGCCTGCGCCGCCAAGATTTCACAGGGGACGCTCGCTCTATGATTCTTTGGATGAACAGCTAATTATCCCCATGAGGAGACAAGCATGAAAGCCCCCGGCAAAACAGCCCCACGCAAGCCCTCTGCAAAGCCCGTGCAGAAGACCGGCACACCCGGAGAAACCGGCAATCTCTCAAAACCCGAGATCACCAAGTTGCTCCTCCAGGCGAAGGAAGCCTGGGGATACCAGCTCGCCTGCAAAGGCATCCAGCCCTGCTGCACTTTCGACAACTTCCGCCGCCATCATGTCATGGCCGCCGTCGGCCTCCCCGGAATTTCCAAGCTCAACCGCTCCCACTGGCGCACCGTCAGCGCCCACTTCCTAACTCTCGCCGGACGCGAGGACGAAGCCTTCGATCTCCTCAACCGCACCGGCGGGAAAACCTATCGCGGCACTAAGCCCGGCGACACCTGGGAAACAGCCGAGGCCTACGTCTCCCACATCCGCCAGACCCTCGCCGATCACCTCGCCGTGGATCTCCCGCAGCACATTGAGACCGGCTGGTTCCTCCACGCCTCCCGCCAGCGCACCGGCAAGCCCAGCCTCACCATGGATACCCTCGCCGAGCGCCTCGATCCCCAGATTCTCCACGGCCTCCTCTCCCACCTCCGCAACCACATCGCCCTCCGCGAAGGCCGCGCCGATCTCGACCGCAGATCCGCCCGCTCCTACCCCGCCAAGCCCGACCCCGGCCAGATCGACGATCCCTTCTGACCCTCCGATTTGTTTCTAATCTATCCGTGGATTCCCCACGAACCCGCCACAAGCTTCTAATTCTGCCGTTCCAGCCGATTCCCGCCCCCGGCCAAGCCAAAGCCCTTTGTTTGCGGGATCTTTCGGCCTCCTTCCCCCTCCTTCGGCTTTTCTAATCTACCTCGACCCACCGCCCCCTGTTTTCCATCGGCATGAACGTGGAGAACCGGGGATTCGATCCCACCATGAACTGACCATGCCCCCGGGAAAAAACGCCATCGTCGTGATGTTCAGCAGGGAGCAGGTGCGCCAGCGCAAGCTCAACCACTTCCTCAAGACCTTCGGGCCAGACGCGTTGCCGGAAGGCGCGGACTTGGCCGCGATGATGGGCAGCTTCCAGTTCCTAGTGGACGGCTGGAACGACGACCCCAACGAACTCTACGCCATCCCGGAGATCCGGAAATTCTACCAGCACTTCCACAACGTCTGGCCGTATTGGTTCTACTTCTGCGACCTCCACACCGAGACGCTCCAGATGATGACCCTCTGCCTGCTTCCCAACCTCCAGGGCTTCAAGCGCCTCGGCGAACCCAAGGCCGCCGTCGAATACGACCCGCAGGATCTGATCACGTTCATCTCGAAAAACTTCATCCCCCTCAACCTGATGATGGAACGCGCCGGGATGAGCGAGATGGACTGAGCCGGACCCAGAAAATCAGGCCAGTGGCTAAGCTATGATTGTGGTGTGCGGGAGCGGCATTAAAACCGAACCGAACACACACAAAATGAAAGGCAAACGAAGAAGACACGATCCCGAATTC